GGTATTAAGCCATGGGTAGAGAATAGGGCTTCACATCAGTAGCCGAGGAGAATGAGAGGGATACGTTTTATCTCTTACCAGGAGGCCCCCAGTGCATCACATTCTTATTTTCATCGCCCTTATTCTTTATATCGAATCTGCCATGGCCATGGACTACACCTATCAAATTCGCCAAGCGCAACGTGCCTGTAAGGTAGAGCAAATCTCCATGCTAAGGGACCGGCATGGCACGCCGAGCTGTCAAAAGGTGCAGGATTTGATCGCGCTCCAGCGGCTCCAGGTTGAAGCGCAGGTGTCTAGAGAAACCGGCCAGCCAATGCCAAGCCATAACACCACCACCATTCTCCAATCCAATGTCAATCGAGCGCCTATCCGGTATAGGCCTGCTACTTCAGCGCCCCAGTTAATGTACGACCAAAGCGCTAAGGAATGGTGCTGGAGTTATCAGGAGGGCCCGCGCAGGCGGTGTTACTAAAGAGTAATCTCCACTACTGGAAGATTAGGGGCTTGGCCGCTGATTTTACCACTTTGAATAAAGGCACTCTGGCCAACGGCAACGGATTGCTCCCGCACGCGGATTTCCCGACCATCGGGAAGAGCGACGGTGCTGGTGCCGTCCGTGTTGTGCAAGATAACCGCTCCCACTAAAAGCGGATCGCTTGGGAGGAGCTGCTCTAAGCGTTTCCAAAGGCTAGTGCTCATAGGTGGGTTTCCAGGGTAATGCTCTGGCGGACGCTGCCTAATTTGGCCTCAATACGGGTGGCGCGGACCATTCCTCGAAGGTGATCGGCACCATATTCAATCAGCATCGTTGGGGTCATGAGATCGATTCCGTAGGTGGTTGGATCTAGGGGCATGGAAAGGGTCAGAGATTGCTGCTTGCCGGTGTCGGCGAGGATAGATAGGCCCCGCTGACGAGCGGCTGCCTGGGCGGTCATCAAGGGATGGGTCACCATTTGTGCGGGCAAGTCTCCCGCGCTTCCCGAACGGACCACATGGCCTAACACACCCAAGCTCTCCCCTGACACATAGACCGCATTATAAGGGGGTTTTTCTAGCCATTCTATCCCCTCGGTAGTGACAATGGACTCGGGGACGCTATAAGCCGGTCCGGCCGTACTCCACTCCCAAGGAGCAGTCGGGTAACGGCTGAGGAGATGCAAGGTCTGGTTCGTGCGGTCAGCCTGGATAATGGCCCCTGCCGCTTCGGCCACTTTCTTAACGCCCTCTAGATAAGTACCCGCATGGGCCCAAGCGCCAGCGGTGACTAGCCAGTCGGTTAATTGCCAATCAATAGTCCAGCCAATGGGCACGCCGTTCTCAGTCAAGAGATCATCCAAAATCTGGGTAGCGTTCAAATCAATGGTGTTTTTCCGATTAACCGGCCCTACATAGGGGGCATCGAGCCGGGCGGCCAGGCTCCGGCCGGAGAGGCTAATACTGGATTTGCCGAAGGCGCGGGTTCTTTTGATCTGCTCGATGAAAAAGCGCCACTTATAAGTATTGATTTGGGCTTCAATTTCTACAGGCCCGGCGGCATCCTGAATGTTGGCGAGTTGGTCAGCCGGAAGCTCCGCCTGAAATTGCCAACCCCAGGAATCGGCGTCAATGGATAAATTCATGCTAAAAGCCGGTAATTCTAGGCTATCGGAAACGCGGATTAAATGAACATCGTTACTCACAAGATACACCCTGGCGATAGGAATATAGACGGTGCGGCTTCCGGGCTGGTGGAGGCACTTGCGCAGAACGAGCGTGGAAGTATTCCGGAACTGACGTAGCACCAGATCGGCCTGGCCGATGTTGCGGCAGGGATTGGGCGCTGGTGGCGGCACAGGAATGATAATGAGACCGCCCCAGCCGTATTGAATACGCCCCTGCTCCCATGGTCCACAGTAATCTAACCAGGCGCGTAAGGCGTTGGTATAGTCCTCCCCGCGCCAGTCTTGCGCCAAAAGCGCTGCCTCTTGGTAAGGACTGCACTTGGAAGGCCGAGCGCTTCGCAGCAGGTCGATCCAGCCCAGGCAAGCGCCCGTTAGAATGAGCTCCGCTGCTTGATACGGAGCACAGTGTTCTAGAGGCTGTCGAATGAGATCGGCGAAGGCCGCGCAAAGCTCGGTTACCAGCGACTTCCCCGCCTCTGCTATGGCGCAAGTGCGGCTCGGCATTAGCATCAAAGGACCGAATACGGCCGCCGTCTCCCCTCGCACCTTCTCTCCTAACTGCCAAGGATCGCAGGCCTCGACGCGAAGCCGGGAAGTCTCGGCAAAGGCTGCACAGGTCGAGGGCGCCTGCCCTATCCCCAACTGCCATACCCCGCAGGCCCGCGCTTCCGTCCCACGCCACATGGCATTGTCGTAGCATTTGGCTGACCAGCTGGGGCAAGACCCCATGTAACACCCCTTTCGAGGCAAATTCCGCCGCGAGCTGGGATTGGAGCGGCGGCGTCACGCCGTGCCATATTTATTAACTCAGCACGACATCAGTCCGGACCACATAGGGCTCATTCTGGCCGCTGGGGGTCGTCATGGATCCTGACATTTCAATAGGGGCGAAGTCATCGGCCAGGAAGTCAAACTCTGAAGAAGGCGCTAACGTCGCCTCCCAGACATCGACAATGACCAACGAGTCATTAGCGAAGTTACGACCATCCAGACGAAAGGCGCCACGGATCAAGGGCTCGGCCCCGCCTTGGACTTGGTTGCCTGCAATCGCGCCGTAGGAATAGCTCACTAGCAGCGCTTGGGCGTCGGTGATAGATCCCGTAGAGAGCGCTTTGATCATCCCCAGACGGGTGTTGACTTCGTAATCTGTTCCATCCACATAGGTGGTCACTTTGGTGCTGTCTTGCACGACCACGGCGGAGACATTGCGCTGGGCCAGATCCACATAGCGGTCAAAAGCGCTAGTGACAGTCTCATCGGTCGCCGTGCTGGCCGCTTGGGTGTAGGCGCTGACAATGCCCATAAACGCCAGCGCTAAATTGTCCTTGTTAATGTCGTCCAGGGTCACGCTAATCTGCCCTGGCTGCTTTAGGGGCACGGTGTCCAGTACCTGGCCATAGGTCGCCCGCATCTTTGATTTGCGTTCCTTGATTTCGGATTGCTCTTGGATCGCGAATTTGGTGGCATTGCCGAGCAATATCCAGCCCTGATCGACCCCGCTGACTTTGCGGTTGAAATACAAATCGCCTGAGCCTAAAAATCCTGACATGTGGGTTTACCTCATCGTTATAAAAAAGGGTTTAGGGTATTTGTTCGGCATGTTCGCTTTGTAGCCGTATTTGAATGGCCGTCAGACGGCTACCCTCTTGGGGGCCAAGTAGCGTGCGGCCGGTGTAGTGCAGACGGCGCACCAGACCATCTAAGTTCGGATTGGAGGTATGTGTGGCCCTAATCACATCGGCTTCGATGTTGTAAAGCGTTTCCAATGCGGAGCTGCCTATTTCCGCCAGCCCTTCAATCGTCCATTCAATTTGTATCCGCAGATTCCCGCCCCGTTTGGCATCGCCTAAAATCTCGTAGCCGGTTTCCACTAGGGTTAAGCAAGGGGTGGGAAATGAATGGTCCATATGCCGCCAGCCGAGGGACACATCCTGCCCCGCCTCAGTGCGGTAGCCATTGGTGGTAGAAATAGTTTGCAGGCGGGCTTGAAGGGCCTGGGCGATTTGGAAGGAAATTGTCACCTGAGCCGCTCCAGGGCCTGAACTAGCTGCGCCTCAAACGTTCTACTCAGGCCCTCACCAATAAACGCCTCAATCTCATCATCATTCCAGCTCACCACTTGGGCGACCGAAGGGCCGTATCTTATTTCGTAGTCATCCCGACCTCTGCCGGTACGCACCGCCAGACCGATGTTATTGCTCCTGAGCACCAGCAAAAAGGCAGGACGCATGAGCTTACGCGAGCCGCTGCGCTTGACCTTGACACTCACCCCGGCCATCTTCCGACCGGGAGGGATGCCAAGTTGAGCATAGCCCTTGGAGCGACGGGGGTGCTTGACTGGTGCGGTTCTCACCCGTGCCCCATAACTGGCCAGGAGTCTCGGGCGAGCGTGGGCGGTTAAGGCGGCCTTGGTGTTGGAACGGGTGGCTTTATTGACACTTAAGCGCTGATTGATGTCGGCTTTTTTCAGCATCACCGAGTCGTAAACCGCTTGGGCAGTAAACTTTCTCGCCTCCCTGGCCGTTTGATTGACCGCCTTGACGCTGGCTTTGGTTAAAGCCCCTGGTATCCGCCGGACCGTTCGGATAGCCTCTTCTAATCCGCGTTGCTGAATAGTGATGGCCATCTCAGCGCACCCACACCGCGCGGATAACGCCATCATCGGTGTCAATGGCGTCGATTTCCTTCTCGACGCCCTCGATCGCCACCCGATCACCGATTTCGACCGAAACCTCATTGATGAGAAACGATAGCCGGTCACGAATATCGACCCGCTGGCCGTATTCGCCCACGATCTCCACGTTCCACTCCCGGACGGCCTGTACGGTGACTTCCGTGGCGTCTTTTTTCTTGACCGTCACGGGCTGGCCGAACACCTTCATGGCCGGTTCAATGGCTTTGAGCACAATGGCGGTGAACTCAGACATTGAGATGAACCCATTCGCTAATCATCCAAGCGCCTCCCGAGCACAGGGCCCAGAGCAACCGCTCCAGCCAGCGCAAGGAAGTGGTATAGCAACTTTGGGCGCTTTCTATCTGCTCGACCTTCTCCTCCAGGCGCTCAATGCGCCGGCCAAAGCGGGAAAAGGTGTCTGAATGGGCTTGCTGGCGCTCTTCAATGCGCACCAGCCGTTCAATGAGATTGCGCAGCGCCCGGATCTCCTCCCCGTGCTCATCGAGACGGGAGAGAATCTGGGATTGAAATTGATCCTCGGCGGCTGACATTATTAGGTCACCGTGCCCGGTACGCCGGTGAATTTCACGGCCAGGGTGGTCGTGCCAGCACCCGCATCAGCAAAGGCAATGGCAGCCGCGCCGGTTACATCCCCGGTAGCGGGGGTGGCGGCGTTATCGTCAAAGGCCACCGCTGAGACATCCCAGGTGAGGGTTTCGCCTGCCTTGATGACGGCCGCGCTGGCCTTGGGACAGCTAAATACCCCGGTAATTTGCACTTGTCCTGAAGCGCTGGCGGCAATATCGGAAAGGGCAACCCCAAGGATATTGCCAATAACCACCACATCGCCGGAGGAAACCGCCGCGGCCGGGCTGTGCTGGATGACGTGCCCCGGTTGAATAAAATTATTTGCCATATTTTTTCTCCTTATGCACCTGGGTTTTTGGCCAGAGTACGGAAATCGAGGGCTTTTACTCCGGCATCAATTCGTACTTTGAACGCCGCACCATCCACCCGCCAGCCTTCTTGCTGCTCCAGATAGGGGCGGTCTTGGCCTTCGAGATAGGCCACTTCCACCACATCATGGATAGAAGCATTGGCGACCCCATACCAGGCGGTGGCGGAATTTGAATCAAGGCGCGCATCAGAGACAATCTCAAAGGTCCCCCGCACCGCATTGGGGGTGGTATTGTTGCGACTGGAGGCGCCCACCTCGAATTCACTGGTTTGCACCACGCGCGCGGTGCCTTCCAAGGCCCTCGGCACAATCAAGGTCCGCAGGCCAATGTTGAGGTTAGCCCCGGCACCATCCTTTTGAGTCCCCATGGTTACCCGCATGGCATCGACGCTGCTTGTGCTGATGGCGGCTCCCGTCAGGAGATTGTCATGGTCGGCATGGAAGAGCGCTTTGCTATCTGACATGGTAGGGTTGCTGGTGAGCACCGCATAAACCAGGTTGCCCACGGTGCGAATAGCGGCCATGCCCATCTTGCGGGGGATGGTGGTGAAGGCTTGCAAATCATCATTGATGATGGCCTGGCGGGTGATGGAGAACATCTTGCCATAGGTGGCGATTTGAATAGTCTCGCCCCGATCACCAACCGTAGCATAGGTGTACTCGGCACCTTCGGGCACCATGGAAAGGGCCGGAAAGTTATCGAGCCCTACCCGCTTGGCAGGCTTAAAGTCGGGCAGCTCGCCGGTCGCCGTCCAGGTCTGGAAGGTTTCCTCGGCTTCCTCATAGCCCTTCAGGAGCGACTTATTCGCCACATCGGCTAAGAGATTGCCGAAATCGCTGGAGGTATGGGTAAAGGCGCTGGCTACCACTTCCATTTTGCTCATATGGCCGGTACGCACTCCCCCTTGCTCAAGCCCGGCGCGAGCAAGCTCGGTAAGGCTGTAGCCTCGGTACTGATTGCCGCTCAAATCTATCCGCTGTCCCTGCGCGTAGAGGTCGGCGCGAGCGGTGAGCATGGCGGTTGCTCCCATCCGGTATTTATCGCGGGCATCTAGGCCCGCACTCACGCGCCCGCCTTGAATCGGCTCGGCATCTTTGGCCAAATGGGCGAGTAGCCGCTCTGAGGCGGTTTGAACAGTGCACTGGGGATCATCAAGACAGGCATCCGCCAAAGTACTAACGCCTTCATGGCTGGCGAAGTGTTTGAATTTGGCCTTGATATCCGCACGGCGTTGGGTTTCGGCTTGGATGGCTTCATCACGAATCGCCTTTGGGTCGATCTGAGGCGCAGGCTTGCTTTCCTCCTTCGTCTCTTTAAGC